TTTCCGGATGAAAATGATTCTGAACGTATTAAACTTGAATCTGAATTAGAAGATTATAAAGAATCTCCTCATTTCAAGTTAGGGATGTTCCATAAGTTAATCATGAATGGTCATTTATTCTCTAAACAGGTTACCAAATTTTTCTCTAAAGCTGATCCTTCCCTGGATGTAAAGGGGATAGATCAAGCAGGTGAATATATGATGTTCACTAGGGCTTGGTTTTGGATTGAACAAGTCCAAATTAGAAAAAAACCTTGGAAGGATGCTCTAAAACAATATGCGAATGAAGAATTTTTAGTATCTATCCAGTTGAGTATCTCATATTTCGAAGGTACAGAAGAATATGAGAAATGTGCTCATCTAAAGAAAATTCAAGACTTTGTTCAAAAGAACTTGCCCGCCTAAAAGAAGGTTATTATCTTTAATTATATTTTGATATTAAAATTATTGAAGTAATAAAGGTTATAAGAAAAATAAGTAAATAAAATAAAATGAAAAATAAAGAATTAGTATTGAGACGCTTGGAGTCTTTAGAAGGAAAATTAAAACGTTTGAGAAGTGCTCTAAACGAAAGAAATGTAGATGCTGCTCGTCAAATTTTACAAGAAGCACTCGAAATTAAAGAGGACACTCAAGCTATTGTTGAACGTGAAAATTAATTAAATAAATAAAAGTTATGAATCTTACCGCCGAACAAATCCAAGACAATTGGAATGAATTAATGTGTGTTATTGAAACCAACATTTCATCTCCACGTAAAGAAAAACTTCTAGAATTTTATGAGCAATATGCTGATCGTTTGATGTTAATGCCTGCTGCGCATAAAAAAGAATACCATAATGCTTTCCCCGGAGGATATGTAGAACATGTTTTACGCGTTATTCGATGTGCTATTAAGCAAGCTGAATTATGGAATTCTGAAGGATGTGATATGACTACATTTACAACTGAAGAATTAATATTCTCAGCCCTGAATCATGATCTAGGTAAAATGGGAGATGAAGAACAAGAATCATACATCCCCCAGACCGATAATTGGAGACGTGAAAAATTAGGTGAGGATTATATGTTTAATACTAAAGTTCCATTTTCATCTGTTCCAGATAGAGGATTATTTATGTTACAATCTCATGGTATCCAGTATACATTTAATGAAATGATTGCTATCCAGACACATGATGGTTTATATGATAAGGCAAATGAGAAATATCTTATGTCCTATATGCCAGAACAAAAACCAAGAACTTCATTACCTTTTATCTTACACCAGGCCGATTTGATGGCAGCACGTATCGAATTTGAACGTGAATGGTTACCTAAGTTAAAAGAGGACAAGAAGTCCGTGGATGCCGGAAAAGGGAATTTTACATTGGGGAATAAACCCAACATGTCTAAAAAGACATCAACCAAAACTAAAGCACTTGGTACATTTAAAAGTGATAGTTTAAAAAATATGTTAGATAGCTTATGATAACAACAGTAGTAATTTGTATTCTATCAGTATTAGTTGTGATCCTAGGGTTCACGACTTTTAACCTGATGAGAAAAGTGGAAAAACAAGAAGATGTTTTAGCCGGGTATTTAGTTTATTTAGACCGTTTGTCTCGTACAATTGAAATTTCAGACAAAAAACTTAAAGAATTAGATCGTGGAGGTGTGTTTGAAAAAGACGATGAGGTTGGGGTTATATTTCAATCCATTGTAAAAATTCAAGAAATCCTAAATGAGTTTAATCTTAGAAAGTTCAGTTAAAATGCCTAAAAAACCGGGTAGTAAAAATTACTTCACACAAGATACTGAAGACGCGATAGTATTGTATAATAATACTGCTGACCCGGAACTGCGAAGCAAAATATATGAAGAGCGTATTCATTACGCTTTTTTTAAATTAACCCAAAATATAATCCATACGTTCAAGTTCTACCATACTGAAGTAGAAAATTTAGAACATTTACAACATGAGATTATCGTATTTCTCTTATCCAAAATTCACCTATTCAACCCCCAGAATGGAGCTAAAGCATACTCTTACTTTGGTACCATAGTAAAACGATGGTGTATTCTATATAATGAGAAAAATTACAAAAGTAAAATTGCAAAAGTTCCAGTAGATGAGTTATCCAAAGATGATTCAACTCACACCTACACAATGGAACCAAATAATTCAGATGATAGATTATCTCATTTTATGGACGAATATGTTGAATTCGTCAGCTTTAACTTATACGAAATCTTCCCTAAAGAATATGACGCGAAAATTGCGGATGCGGTTTTAGAGTTATTCAGAAAACGAGATAGTATAGACGTATTCAATAAAAAAGCCCTCTACATTTATATACACGAAATGATCCCAGATGCTAAAACTCCTAAAATTACTAAAATAGCGGGTGTGTTATATGATGTATTTAAGAAAAACTACTTGTTTTATTTGGAAGAAGGATACATGAGTTTCCAACTCTAGTAGTTGTTTATATTTATAAAAAACAATACATATGAGTAATTTAGAATCAAACGTATTTGGTAAGAAAAAATTCTCGGACATTCTCAAGGAAATCTACGAAAACCAAAAGAAAAAGGAGACGCAAATTACCGCTTTGATAGGTGAATTAAAACCACTTATCAATGACATCGGTGATGCTACTTTGATTGTTCCTTTAATCAAGGAATATATGGAACTAGGTATCAAAAATGATGAGCAGCTAATCAAAATGGCTACCATTATTCAACGTGCCCTAGCTACAGGTAAATCAGAAGATGAAGGATTTGGAATGACTGAAGAAGAAAAAGCACAATTGTTATCGGAGGTTAAAAAATTCAACCCTAAGGATTAATGGGTTTACTTAAAACAGGTATAGCAGGATCTACTAAAGGTACTACTCCTGGTGGTAATACAGGAGCCGCTTTAGATCAAATAAGTACTCTAAAAGGGCAAATGGTTGCCGCTAGGGTAACAGATATTGTCTTAGATGAAAATCACCCCAGATTCCCAGATGTAGGAGAATGGAATGGTATTGGTGCTATATATTATCAATTTGTTAACCAATCAGGTACAACTACAGAAACATCTTTTGCTTTACCTTATGATTCCCAATTAAAAACATACCCATTAGTTAATGAAATTGTATTATTATTCTCATTACCTAACCAACAAATGGGAACTAATACAGCCAATCAATCATATTTCTATTTAAAACCATTAGGAGTTTGGAACCATCCCCATCACGATGCTTATCCAAATCTTGTAAGTTCAAACAACCCTCAACAATCACAAGATTATCAATCCACAGAAAGAGGTGTTGTAAGACGAGTAACTGATGGGTCTACTGAAGTAGAATTAAATAGCCCTGTTAACCCTTCCCAAAACACATTTGTTGAAAAAACTGATATTCATCCATTAATGCCTTATATGGGTGATTCATTACTTGAAGGAAGACATGGTCAAAGTTTACGTTTTGGTAGTACTGCAAAATCAAAAAGCGAAATAAACAATAATTGGTCATCTGCTGGAAATAATGGAGACCCAATTACAATATTGCGAAACGGACAACCAACCAAAGTAAGTGATAGAGGTTGGATTCCGATTGTAGAAAATATATCCCAAGATTTATCATCAATATATTTAACTTCATATCAAAAAATTCCATTTAGTATAGCAAATGAAAATTTTGTTTCCTATACAACTCCACCAACATCCCCCGCTCAATTTACAAACCCACAAATTATTCTCAATTCAGATAGAATTATTTTAAATGCAAAATCTGATAGTATTTTAATTAGTGGACAGAACTCTGTTGGTTTATCTTCAAATGGAAGTATTAATCTAGAATCAACTAGTGAAATCAATATTGCTAGTAAATTGACTCGTTTGGGTAGTAAAAACGCTAACCAATCAGTTTTACGTGGTGATGAAACAGTAGAATATTTAAAAATATTAATTAACGAACTACAAAATATAGCTGAAGCTTTAAAAGTAGTTCAAGATTGGCCTGGTGGTGCTCCTACACCTAACCCAGTTGTCTTAACAACTGCAAATGCTGCGTTACAAGTTTTTAATAATGTTTATAACCAAATTGATAGTGTTAAATCTAAAATCGTTAAAACATTATGATTTATTCTATAAAAGGAACAGTTATAAATGAGCAATCACAAGAACCTATTAAAGGAGCTCAAGTAACAATTACCCCAGGAAGTTTTGTTTCTACTGATACTGAAGGGAATTTTACTATAAATGGAAATATCCCTGAAAGTGGGAGTATATCTATGAGTATAATTGCGGTTGGTTATCAAGCAATTGATCCTCCATTATATAAAGGTGATAATACAATTAAACCTGATTTAGGTGTTTTACAACTACAGCCTATAGTTATTTCTCTAACCCAAGACAAAATCAAATCAACCCAGCTAAATAAAAATCAAATCAAAGAAATATCTCAGGGGAAAAAGGATTTATCTTATTATGCTGAGGAAAAATTATCTAACCAAGTTAATACCCTAAAAAATACCCTTATACCAGCAGTACTAACTATGGTAGCTGCTTTTGGTATTACTAAAATCTCTGATTATAAACCAGAACAATTACCAAAACTTTTAGATCAATCATTTTGCCCTACACAAGCTGAATTAACTAATCTAATTAATCGAAAAAATAAATTAGTTAAACAGTTAGATAATAGTTTAAAATTAATTGATAAAACTACTAAAGCATTAGGTATTACTCAAGGAGTTATTGTATTATTGGATGCAACTCTATTTATCGCAGATAACACCCCTACATCTATTAACCCTTTCACCCCAGGAATTAATAAATTTTTAAGTAAAAATATTGATAAACTAAAATCAGTTAATGCAGGTATATTATCTATATTGGTAATTTTACGTCAAGTATTAGCACAAGCACTTCAATTACTTAATTTACTTGATGCACTTGTACAAAAGTGCTATCCTGATGCTGACCAAGAACGAGTTTCATTTGAATTAACCGCTTTAACTACACAACAATCTGTTCAATTATCTCCTGTAGTTACAAATGTAAATGGATTTGAAATGGAAGTTGAAACAGAAAACTCACCTAATACTTTAAAACGTAGAAGAGCATTAGCTCGAAATAAACAAGGTGTAGTAATGCTCAAAGGAGAATGGTCATTTAGTTCAATTGACCAAATATTAATAGATGAACTAGTATTTTACATTCAGCAAAATGATTTAAAGGCTGATTAATTTAATATTTATAAACATATGAAAACCGACGGATTAAAAAAATTAATTAAAGAAGCTGTACGAGAAGCGATCCAAGAGGAACTAAAAGACATTCTTTTAGAGGCGGTTCGTACTCCAAAAACAATTGTAAAGGAATCTATTCAAACAATAGATACACCTAAACCTACATTTACTCAACCTGTAATGGATGCTAGAAAAGCGTATTCTGATGTTATGAATGAAACCATGATGAGTTTTACTTCACGTGATGCTCAAGTTCCATTTAAACCTCAAGTAAGTGATCCTGTAAATGGTAATTTAGGTGCTGGTGAAGTAGGAATGGACCAAATAATGAATTTATTAAATAGTAAATAATGCCATTTAATCCCCAAACGATAAACCCGGTTGACTTAAACCCAAATGTTGCGGTTGGGGTAAATTTACCTTTTAGTGGCCCTGCTGTTTTTACTCAAAATTATTTAACAGCACAAGCTATTAAAAATAACATTATTAATTACTTTTTAACTGAACCTGGAGAAATTCCACTTAATCCAACATTTGGAGGTGGTTTAAGATCATTTATATTTGAACAAATTAATGAAGGGACATTAGAAGGACTTAAAGAAAGCATTTCTGGTAAAATGGAAATTTATTTTCCATCAGTTATAATAGATTCATTAGATGTGTTAAGAAACGATGATTTAAATGAACTTATAGTTCAAATGAAATATTCTATAGCAAATTCTAATATAAGTGACAATATAACATTTCAATTTTAAAAATGGCTACAACAAATAGAGATATAAAATATATTAACCGTGACTTTACAGACTTTAGAGCACGTTTAATAGAATATGCTAGAACATATTTCCCCCAAACATATACAGACTTTTCTCCAACATCACCAGGTATGATGTTTATGGAACAAGCATCTTATGTAGGGGATGTTTTAAGTTTCTATTTAGATAACCAATTCCAAGAAACATTTGTTCAATATGCTCAACAAACAAATAATGTATTTGAGTTAGCATATATGTTTGGTTATAAACCAAAAACAACCGGTGCTGCCCAAACAACTGTTGATGTATATCAACAATTACCTTCTATTAATGATGGTACTGGTAATTATGTACCTGATTATACTTATGCTATTACTGTTGGAGAAAATACAACTGTAACTTCCCAAAATGGATCTTCATTTTTACTCCAAGATAAAATTGATTTTTCAGTATCAAGTTCCCAGGACCCAACTGAAGTTACTATTTACCAAATTTCAGGTAATATACCCCAATACTTTCTTTTGAAGAAAAGTAGAAAAGCTATATCTGCTGCTATTAATACTGTTCAATTTTCTTTTGGTGCTCCACAACAATATCAAACAATTAGCCTTCAAGCCAATAATATTATTAAAATATTAGACATAACAGATTCCGATGGTAATAAATGGTATGAAGTAGATCATTTAGGACAAGAAATGGTATTAGATACTATCAAAAATACTAATGTAAATGATCCAAATGTAAATGGTGATACACCTTATTTACTTCGTTTAAAGAAAGTAGCTCGTCGATTTGCAACTCGTTTTACTTCCCTTTCAAATCTAATAATTCAGTTTGGTGCAGGTGCTCCAAATGATATTACTGAAGAAATTACTCCAAATGCTGATAATGTAGGAATTGGATTACCATTTGAACAAGATAAATTAACAGTAGCATATTCACCAACAAACTTTTTATTCACTGGTACTTATGGTATTGCTCCTTCAAATACAACTTTAACAGTAAGATATTTAACTGGTGGTGGTGTAGGTTCTAACATTCCTGCTAATACTTTAACCAATTTAACCATTTCTAACTGTAAATTTAATAATATTAATCTTAACTCAACTACTGCTAATTATATTTTTAATTCATTAGCTTCTAATAATTTAGAAGCAGCTACTGGAGGTAGAGGAGGAGATACATTAGAAGAAATTCGCCAAAATACTTTAGCATTAGTAGCATCCCAAAAACGATCAGTTACTGCAGATGATTATTTAATTCGTGCTTTAAGTATGCCTACTGATTATGGTGCTGTTTCTAAAGCATTTATTGAACAACCTAAATTAACAGATAATCAAGTTTCAACTATTGAAACTCTTAATTTATATGTTTTATCTTTAAATTCTCAAGGTCAATTAGATATAGCTACTGAAACCTTAAAAAACAACCTTAGAACATATCTATCTCAATATAGAATGATTGGTGATAATATTGAGATTCGTGATGCTTTTATCATTAATATAGGTATAGATTTTGAAATTATAGTACTCCCTGAATATAACAATAATGAAGTATTATTAGCATGTATTACTGCTTTACAAAATTATTTTACTTTAAATAAATGGCAGATTAACCAACCTATTTTACTTCGTGATTTATATATCCTTCTTGATAGAATCTCAGGAGTCCAATCAGTCAAATCAGTTTCTATATCAAATAAAGCAGGAACCACTTCAGGATATTCACAATATGCTTATGATATAGCAGGAGCTACACAAAATCAAGTAATATATCCCTCATTAGATCCTAGTATTTTTGAAGTAAAATACCCTAACTTAGACATAAAAGGTAAAGTAGTTCCTCTATAACGCCATATTTATAATAAAATATATAAATGGCTGTATATAAACTCTTCCCTACTCAAGACGCCACTCTATATTCACTCTACCCTACAATGAATACAGGGTTAGATGCTATTTTAGAAGTATCTAATCGCTTAGACATTAGTGGAACACCTGATATAGCTAGATATCTTATCCAATTTGATACAAATGAGATAAAAGATATTATTAACAATAAAATAGCAGGAAATAGTTCTAGCATTTATCTTAAAAATTTCATTGCTGAAGCACAAGGTATTAATCAAAATACTCTTTTAGAAGTTCGTGCTACTGCCCAAGAATGGAATAATGGAAATGGATATACTTTAGATAGTCCTATTGTTGAAGATGGAGTATCTTGGACCTATTCACTTTATTCAGGTTCAGGAGCCTGGTCTATTTCAGGTACTAATTCTGGGGGTACTTATACTGGTTCATATAATTCAACACATGCTAGTCAAGGAGGAGGTAACTGGTATACTTCTTCTACTTATTTAATAACTGAATCCTTTAGTTTACGTAATGTAAAAGATATTGAAGTTAATGCTACTAATATTGTACATGCTTGGTATAGTTCTTCATTACCAAATTATGGATTCCTAGTTAAACTTACAAGTTCATTAGAATTTAATGCAAGTGAATATGTTCAACCTGTATTTAAATTTTATAGTGTTGATACAAACACAATTTATCCTCCAACCCTAGAATTTAGATGGAGAGATTACTCAACTATACTAACTGGATCAGCTACTGGTAGCATTGTTAATACTTCAAATATTAAGATGTCCTTAGCTGAAAACCCTGGTGTTTTCTTTCCTGAAAGTATAAATAGATTTTATGTTAATGTGAGTCCTTTATACCCACCTCGTGTGTATCAAACATCATCACTTTATACTAATTTAAATTATTTACCAACTGCTTCATATTACGCCATAAAAGACTTGGATACCAACGAATACGTTGTTAACTTCGATGACAATTATACTCAAATTAGTTCTGATTCAACTGGTAATTATTTTGATGTTTATATGAGTGGTTTAGAACCTGAAAGATATTATAAAATTTTAATTAAAACAACTATTCAAGGTTCTACAATTATATATGATGATAGCTATTACTTTAAAGTTGTTAACGGATGAGTGAAAGCATAAATTTACAAAAACAAGTATATGATAAAAGACAGTATACTAAAGTTATAGATACGTCTTTTAAAGAGTTAGGTGTTCAAACGATTCAAGAAAGAATAGCAGAACAACCAACTACTGAAGAGTTCTTTGCCCTTTACAATGAACTTTTTTACAATATACCTGAGTTAGGTGAAACTAATTCACATGAGTATTTAATTAAAACAAGTAGTGAATATATTAATTTTGAAGCAAACCAAGAAGAAATAGCTGCTTTGCAAGCTGAAATTGCTCAATTAAGAACAGATTTACTTGATGCTCAAAGACAAATAGTAGAATTACAAACAGGAACAACATTAGCTAACCCACAATAATGGCAGCAGAAATTGTACAAATAGATACTACAGATTTTACTTCTCAAACATATGGAGGTCAAGATACAAACTTATTATCTTCATTTGAAGTAAATACTTCATTATCATCTAGTAGTTATATTGAATATTTTGTGTATGATAATAATCAAAATTTATTATCTACAGATTATAATTTTACTCAATATACCGTTTTAGCTAACGGTCAATCCGCAGGATCTAATAATGATATTTCACAGATCATAATTGATCCTGAAGCATCGTTAGTTGATGATGGATTTGATCAAGGAGAATATGTCACGTATTTTAATTTCTTTAATAAACAAATAGGCTCAGAACTTCAACAACTTTATATTGTTGAAATTTCTTCGGATCGTACTGAACTTCGTTTAGATAGTACGTCGTTAACAGATGCTGATATAGTTGAACAAGCTAATTCTTTAATTCAACAAAGAGAAGATAGCCCATATTTCCTTGATTTTTATCTTAACTTTGGAGATAATCAATTAGCTATAGCTAACAATATTCAATTAGATAATCAAGATCCTACTAACCCAACAATATTAATCAAATTATATGAGGCATTACCTGATGAATTTGATATTAATTCTACACTATGGGTTGTAACATTACTTGAAGAATCAATAGCATATAAAGTTACTTTTGAAGATACCCCAATTATAATATCAGATACAGTTCCTTTAAGTGGTCCTAATTTTAATTTAGATTTAAAAGATCAAATAAATAATTCTACTGTAACCTTAAATTACAATACTTTAACTTCAACAGCTTTAACTAGTTCACGTAATCAATTACGAAGTTTACTTGAAGAAAAAGGACTTGATATTAATATTGATTATACAAACTTTAATGATTTTATTCATTTTAGTTCTGCTCAAACCCGTTTAGAGAATTTTTATTATAAAATGAGTTTATTAGAGGATTATTCATCTTCTATTGCTATTTTAAATAATACTACAAACAATAACCCAAGTGCTAGTTTAGCAGTATATGAAGCCTTATCAAGTAATGTTATAACTAATTTTGATGAATATGATTATTACTTATATTATTCAAGTGGTTCATGGGCTTGGCCAAAAACAACCTCTCAACCACCTTACCAATTAGCTACTACAGGCAGTGCTGTAGTAAACGCTTGGTATACAAATATTTTAATATCTGCTTCTAATTTTGATAATTTAAACCAAAATAATCTTTATTATTCAATCCCAGAATATTTAAGAGATGATTCTGCAAATGCACCATATCAAACATTTATTGAAATGGTGGGTCAATTTTATGATAATATATGGGTTTATTATAAAGACGTTACTCAAAAATATGATGCTGATAATCGTCTAGAAAATGGTATTTCAAAAGATATAGTAGCAGATGCTATTCGTGATTTTGGAATTAAATTATATCAAAATAATTTTTCAAATGACGATTTATATACTGCATTCATTGGATTAACCCCTCAAGGTGGATTATTCCCATTCCCTAATATTACAGGTTCACTTCCAACTCCTAGTGGGTTTGAATATGTTGATACTTTAATATCTGCCTCTAACGATTATATACCGTTAGACGACGTAAATAAGTCGTTATACAAACGAATTTATCATAATTTACCATACCTATTGAAGGCAAAAGGTACTATACCTGGTCTGCGCACTCTTATTACTTCATATGGTATTCCTGATACCGTATTAAGGATTAATGAGTATGGAGGTAAAGATAAATCTAATGTAAACGATTGGGATTATTGGCAAAACACTTTCAACTATGCTTATGACACCCAAGGAACTAATTATGTAACTTCTTCTTGGTCAATTAATAGTTCATGGAATAATGATGTTCCTTCAACTGTTCAATTTAGATTTCAAACTAGAGGTATCCCTACAAATACAGGATATTATTCTCAAAGTTTGTGGACAACTGACCAAGGAGTAACCATTCGTTTAAGATATACAGGCTCAGGATACACTAGTGGTTCCTATTCAGGCTCAATCCCTAACCCATATAATGAATATGCACATTTAGATTTTATCCCTGATATAGCAACCCCATCAGATTCGGCAAGTGTATATTTACCTTTCTTTAATGGTGGTTGGTGGAGTGTAATGGCTACGGGTTATGAAGGCACTTACACATTTAGATTATATGCTGGAAATAACATTTATGAAGGGGGAGAAAATGGAACCCAATTAGGATTCTTTGC